ATGGTGGGTTGTGAGGGGATCGAACCCGCGACCAATTGATTAAGAGTTCTATGTACACATTATTAAAATCAATAACTTATAATAAAATCAATACGTTAAAATACTGAATACAGCCGACCAAAACCGAATAAAACCGATTTCGACCGCCATTTTACCGCCACTTAAATGTTATTAAATGGATTTAATCTAATAGCATCCTCAAAGTGGTTAGGTGCAAAGTGGGCATAGCGCATAGTCATCTTAATGTCAGTATGCCCCAGTATTTTTTGCAGTACCAGTATATTACCGCCGTTCATCATAAAAAAGCTAGCAAACGTGTGCCGCAAAACATGCGAAAGTTGGCGGTCTGGTAGTTCTATTCCAGCGCGTTTTATGGCAGAACGAAAAGCAGAATAACAAGGAGTAAAAAGCTGACCATTTTTATTTGGGATCTGTTTAAAAAGTTCATCACTTACGGGAATTGTGCGGTTGCGCTTGCCTTTAGTATTGATAAAGGTAATTTTCCCGTCTTTGACTTGAGAGCTTTTTAAACTTTCGGCTTCACTCCATCTGGCTCCGGTTGCTAAGCAAATTTTAATAATGGTTGTTAAATCTTTTGCTTTGCTCTGCTCTGCTGATGCTAACAACATCCTAATCTGTTCAGGTTGCAAGTACGCCATTTCTTGCTCATCAATTCTAAATTGGCGTATACGCTCCACAGGGTTTTTAAGTGTCCATTCCCCCAATCTAATCAACTCATTAAACATCGATTTTATATATGATAATTCAAGGTTTAATGTTCGAGGTGCAACGGTTTTGACTCGGTCGGTGCGATATATTTCACCATTCAACCGTTTGGCGCGGTAATCGGTGAAGTTTTTCGATGTAAATTTATGGGCCAATGGATCATTTACACTTTTAGCAATAAATAGCAATGTAGTATAAACATTTTCGCCATCACTTAATGTCTGCCCATGCGCACTATGCCAAATCTCAATGAGATCGGATAATCGTCGATTATCCTGTTTTTCAGTGATCCACGGTTTGACTCCTGCTTGTTCCTCTAAATAGCTTTCATAAGCGAGCGCCTCGCCTTTTGTGACAAACGTTTTTCGAATGCGTCGCCCATTTTCCAAGTATTTCTCAAATAGCCACTTGCCATTTTTTTGTTTTCTAATAGACATAATTTAATCTTCGCAAGCATCTTCAATATAGAACGATGACGATAATGTCTTTTTGTCGTTAAATGTATAACGATAAACAAATTCAAGATCGTTATCTGTAAAAAATGAAACGAATGTATCATCGTCACACATTCTTTTATCAAACATTAATTGCGAGTATACATCGACATCATTTTGAGTATATTTGGTGCTTTTATCTCTATAACGGTAATCGTAAACTATTGCCGCTCCCTTTGAACTTATATTAGTTAATGACATTTTGTCGTTAACTTTTATTGGTAAATTGCCATATGACTTTTGGAATTCTATTTTTGCCATTTTAGCAATCTCGCGCGCGACACCACTCGGATTGCCGTTTGCAAAAGTTGGCGACGCAAACAAAAGGCATGCCGCGATCGGTAAAGTTAATGCATTGATTTTCTTCATCATCCTATCCTTATTATTAGTTCTTGAAAATACTATTTTTTAATAGCATGTATTCGTCATCTGTTATTGCTTCTTCTTTCTTTAATTTCGAAATACGCTCTAATTTCTCCAAGTCTTCGTTTGAAAATTCTATAGATTTTTTTTCTAATTTAACCCCATCAATATTTGGCTCGCCCTCCCCGGTACAAAGCCATAATAAATCAGCTCCAGTCTCCAGTGCGCATTGAATAACTAGATCCGCGGGAAATGTATTCCTAGTTATTCGATTTGATATGACGCTAACACCTACGCCAAGCTTTTCAGATAACGCTTTAACTGTTTTTAATTTGTATGCTGTTACCATTCTTTCTACTACATTTCTGCAGTTATCCGTAAAGTTCATGTTTACCTCGAAACGAAATAAAAAATAAAAAATATACGTTAAGGTGTTGACATACACCTAAACGTATAATATTGTAATTAACAACACCGAATCGGTGCTTTTTAACACCTAAACGACCGAATATAACCGAATAAAACCTATAAAAGGAAATAATGCACTATGAATCAAGATTTATCAATAAATTTTGGCGCCGCTTATATGACTGTTGAGGAATATGCAAAGCATTCAGGTATGAAAGTTAAGACAATCAAGGATTATGTTTTAAAAGGTTATCTGCCTGTTCGCAAAAAAAACATCGCCGGCAAACGATCAATNATTTTAATCAATAACGCCGCTCTGGTAGCGGAAGCGCTACAAGACCGAAACCCAACCATTAATTTGTGAGGTGCAAAATGAGTCAAGCTATCTATTTGAGTCCAAAATCGGCGGGGGTTGCGACGGTAATTTATATTCGCTCCAACCGTCATAATCCACGCGGTTACATCGAAACGTCACGCGGTAGAGCTATTAAATTAAATGGTGATGTAAATGGAAAATCAAACAGCAAAACAAATTACTAACCATCGAAGTTATTTGCGTGAGTTCCACAAAATTCTTAGCGGAAAACGGAGCCTTGCCAGATCTGCATTTAACAACCTAAAACCGGGTCAAAAATTATTGCTACTAAAAGCGGCGGGGATACAGCAACGCACAACAATGATTTACAACTCTGACGGTAGCAAATTCAAACATGTGTTTGCGCCAGATTACGACTATTTATCAGATGATGAATTAGACAGCTTACGAATAGGTTTACAACGATTGCAATCAATAATTGATGCTTTTGCACTTTGTGAACATGCNAGATTTTAAAAAAGAAATAAGGAGAGTGGCATGAATACTTTTACCGTCGGACAACTGGAAAATGCACTAAATATAACAAGATTCGACACCAAAAAAGGCTTATGTGATGTTTTTACAACTAAGCTTGAAAGATTGGCGGCTCATATTCGCGCCGGAAAATTAAATTGTTTTGAAGCCGCAGAACTTCTAGAAAACGAAGCCGAGGCAATGCGTAATCAACATTACGAGGATATGTCTAATGCGTGATTCAGTAGATAGAGCCAATAACCTTGCACAAAGTGAAATAGATAGTCTTGTGGCACAAAGGAAAGTCTATACAGGCAAGTCAGCTCTTTATTGTTGCCAGTGCAGCGATCCAATCCCGCAAGCGCGACGCGACGCAATACCCGGAGTGAGTTTGTGCGTCGACTGTCAAGAAGAAGAAGAACAGAGGGCGCGCCATGGCCTTTGAAATTTTTGATCCGAACAAGTTTTCACTGCTCCTTAATTCGTGGGATCCATGCGTTGGGGTGGTAGAAAGTGGGCTGTTAACAAGAGCCAAACAACAACCATTAATAAAAGGGATAGATATGTTTGATAGAAATTCATTCGATTCACGCAAAACTGAAACCGTATTTAAAAGTTTCGATTGCAATTTATGCTGCGATTTAATCAAAAAAATAGCAGTTGATAAACACACATTTGAAATGATCGCAGCTCATGATTTGAGAGTCGTCTATATTAATACAAATGAAGAATTTGATTTAAATAATGAATCAACGGTAATTATCACATGTGGTGATGCTGCATTAATTGCGCATGTTGCGGGATTGTGTAAATCAAAGGTAGACACCAACCTATCGTTACTTGAATTTGAATTAGCCGACCGACCTCTCCCGTAATTATCAACAATAAAATAAGCGGCGATCAGCCGCTAAGGCTCAAAAATGTGTGTAGAAATTAAAATAAAACACCCTTTATTGCGTTATTTTGGCGGCAAATTTAGATTGGCGCCATGGATTATTTCGCACTTTCCCGCTCATGATGTTTATGTCGAACCATTCGGGGGCGCCGGTAGTGTATTGTTGTTAAAAAATAGGCTGCCTCGAGAAGTTTACAACGATATCGATCGTTCCGTTTTCAATTTATTTAAGATTTTACGCAATCCAATATGTTTGATAGAAATTCATTCGATTCACGCAAAACTGAAACCGTATTTAAAAGTTTCGATTGCAGTTTATGCTGCGATTTAATCAAAAAAATAGCAGTTGATAAACACACATTTGAAATGATCGCAATTCATGATTTAAAGGTCGTCTATGTTAATACAAAAGAGGAATTTGATTTAAATGGTAAGTCAATAGTAGTTATCACATGCGGTGATGCTGCGTTAATTGCGAACGTGACAGGTTTGTGTAAATCAAGGGTAGATACCGACCTGTCGTTACTTGAATTTGAATTAGCCGACCGACCTCTCCCGTAATTATCAACAATAAAATAAGCGGCTTTTTAGCCGCTAAGGCTCAAAAATGTGTGTAGAAATTAAAATAAAACACCCTTTATTGCGTTATTTTGGCGGCAAATTTAGATTGGCACCATGGATTATTTCGCACTTTCCCGCTCATGATGTTTATGTCGAACCATTCGGGGGCGCCGGAAGTGTATTGTTGTTAAAAAATAGGCTGCCTCGAGAAGTTTACAACGATATCGATCGTTCCGTTTTCAATTTATTTAAGATTTTACGCAATCCCGTCGATGCCAATAAATTAATTAAATTGATTTCGTTAACGCCCTTTCATCGTGACGAATATCTAAACGCTTGTTATTCAGAAAGCAACTGCGAGCTAATGCAAGCCAGTCAATTATTGATTAGATCGTTTATGTCTTTTTCATCAAACGGTATACATCAAAAAAATTCCGGCTTTTCAGGTAGTACAAAAAAGGGGCTAACAACTGATGCGTCCACGTGGGCAAAAATTCCAGACAATTTAATATTAGTCGCTAAACGCCTGCAGGGTGTTATTATTGAAAATATACCGGCTATCGAATTATTCGATAAACATGACTCCCCTAAAACCCTGTTTTATTGTGATCCCCCATATCTTCATCAGACCAGAACAAGCAAAAACGGTTATCAATATGAGATGACATTCGCAGATCATGAAATGTTATTAAAGAAACTAAAATCTTTGTCCGGATCTGTTGTTCTGTCGGGTTACAACAATGATTTATACAACGAC